TCAAAGCCCCACAATGTGGCAATGACTCCTTAAATATCTCTTGATGATTTCTATCTTTTCTTCACTCACAATTTCGCCAGGACGAAGAATTGGAATATCTGGCGGATAGGCATAGACAAAATGATGTGCCCTGTCTCCCACAGAAAGAGAAAGAGTGATCTCTTCTCTCGGCCAGCACACAATCTCCTCTTTGTGTATGCGCCAATCAATATCTTTCATTGCATTCAGAAGACGATCGATACCCTCCTTGTCATCTCCTACCGTGAGCATAGCCAAGGTATACTCCACCCCACTCATCTCCGTCTCTATCGAATAATCTCTTCTCAAAATTTCTTGCAATTGCTCGCCAAACATAGACTCACCATTTATTTTTGCCCCCAATATAAGTTTGGTCTGGTCAATCCCCGCTATATATTTTGTTTTGTCTTGGCCTGGATTCCAGCAAAATACATAGTTTAATTTGCCTATCTGAGCTCGAAATTCTTGTTGCCACTCCCACAATTGAGCAAGCTTTTTTTTACCCATTTCATCCATATACCGAATAGCCACATCAATGGCTGACATCAAAATATAGGAGGGGGAACTCGTTTCAAAAAAAGTTAGACTTCTTTCCATTTCATCTCTAGAAATCATTTCTCCCTGAATATGCAATATTGCAGTCTGTGTCAGAGATGGCAATGTCTTGTGAACACTTTGAATCACCAGATCTGCCCCACAATCTAGTGCCGAAAAATTTTGTTCCTGTTTTAAAAAATGCAGATGTGCTCCATGTGCTTCATCAACAATCAATGGAATGTGATGTGCATGTGCAATATCTGCAATCTCCCTCACCTGCAAAATTACTCCTTCATAGGTTGGTGAAGTGATATAGACAAAGGCGAATTCATCTTTCTGCTCTCTTATCTTTTCCATCACCTTTTCTGGATTTAATCCAGCAGTTATTCCTATATCCTCAAAATATTCTGTATCAACAAAAATTGGCTCAAGTCCAAATAGCTCTAAGCCATGGTAAGCACTGATATGTGCTCCCGGTGTCATCAGCACCTTCTTTTTTTTCCTGCTACAACAATGCATGGCACTCAAAATCCCACCACTGCTTCCATTAACTAAAAAAAAGGTATCCCTTGCCCCATAAACTTTGGCAGCATATTGCATGGCCTGTAAAATGATTCCCTCAGCTTGATGCAGATTATCTGTTCCCTCCACCTCTGTGACATCTATGCTATAGATATCACAGAGCAAATCTTTGATGCAAATAGGCACATTTCTCTTGTGCCCTGGCATATGCATCGGGTAAATCCCCGACGCTGTGTACTTCCTCAACTTCTCTGCCAAACTCTCTTCTCTTTGCATACTAATCTCCGACCATTGGCATTGGAGATTTCTGATTAATATCAAGCACCAATGTTTGACTCTTTGTCGCATCCTGCAAATAGCAGTATAAAAGATTTCCCTCTGAAATAATCATCTTTACCTTGCTATTTGCAGGAGATCCCTTTGCAGCCCTTTGTGTATCGTCATTAATACTACTAAGTGTTCCCTCTCCAATACTATAGGCTGCTAACTTTCCGTAATTTTCATTCCCATCTGCATCTGAATACTCCACCATCACACTGGCATTTTCTGGGTAGTAGTACATCGTATCTACTTTCCCCTTAAATTGCCCTGTCAACTTGGTCTTTTTTTTATTTGTCAAATCCACTTTATAAATCTGACTAATCGGTATCTTAGCAGCATCAAACCGAACTACAGTAGCATAGTAGAGATCATTATTTGCTACACACATATCGGTAATCCATTGCCCCTGTGTCAAATACTTCTTCCCATCCAAGGTATAGATATTATTGTCCATCTTGACATTACTTTTCATCACTTGCATATTTCCAACTCTTGTGGGAATACGGCTGACTGTAGTAATTTTCCCAGCATCAAGATTATAGATTCTTGTTCCTATTTGCTTTGTTGACCCTGACTCTGGATTGCCACTGGCATCTTTTAAAATGTATTGATTATTTTCTTCTCGAACTAAGGCCGTATCCACAGCTCCTGCAGCTGCCGCTGCTGTCGTCTCTGGAGTGGTCTGTGCTGCTTCTGTTCCCTGAATGGTTGCCTCATTGCTGGAAACAAAATAGAGCATCTTGTCGTCCTTACAATACCATACATTGTCCCCTACAATTACATATCCTCTTACCTGATCAGAAATCAGCTCCAAGCGATTTTCTCCCTCTTTTAGGCGCATCAAATCGGGATACTGATTATTTCCCTCCTGCATTAAAAAATAATTCCATTCTCCATTTTTTACAATGGACTCATCAATAATATGATTTTTTTGATCTGTAAGCCCATATTGTTCAAGCTGTCTGCCAAGATCAGTGTCATTGATTTCCAACGAATAATCTCGATTGATTCTTTCCAAAGCACCACGATCAGAAAAGGTGAAAATCTGCTCCCCTATTTGCTTTTCTCCTGTCACCATATATCCAGTGTCATCAAAGTAATAGAGCTGTCCCTTGTCATCTAGCCAATTGTCTGTGACAAAATGTCCCTCTGGCTTTCGGTATCTCCATCCCTGTGTATATTGATTCCAACCAAACACTGGTTGCTGAGGATCAACTTTTGTCTCGGACTTTCCTCCTGATGTTGCCACTGTCGCCAGTGTTGTATTTATCGATGCCGTCGAGGATTGATTTGGAAATAGCTTGATAATGGCAATGCTGGCTGCCGTCACCAATACCGTTCCAGCCAAAAGGGCAATCATTGCTCTTCGATCCCCTTTTTTCTTTTCCCCTTGACTTGTCGAAGCCTCCTCCTCTCCAATCACCAACTTTTCTAATGGTCCCATTTCATCTTCAATCTCTGGATTTAAAAACCCTAACTCATCCTCTATAGAGATGAGTACAGTTTCTGCCTTTTCTTCCAACCTCGAATGATGAACCATTCCATCAAAATCTTTAAACTCAGTAATTGGCTTTCTTGGATTATATTCAATTGAAACTTTTTCAATCACAGTGCGCATCCATTCTCTTGTCAATGCTGCACTTGGAATTTTATCTGCATGATTCCAAACATCTTTATAAACTCTTTTTACAATTTCCCAAATATATACTTCATCACTCGATGTCGAATGAATATCCATATACGTGTCTTGATAAGTCAAAAGATAGAAGTCTTCAAAACCTTCCACAACACCATTTTTTATATTTTCAATGGCTTCTTCAATTCTACTTGCCAAGCCTACACCCCCTAATATAAATTATACTCTTGTACTAGTATATCGTATTCGCCAAAGGGGTGCAATAAAAACGAAAAATTGTCATTATCAACAACAAAAAAGGAGCTGTGAAAAATTCTCACAACTCCTTTTGTTTAACCTGAGACACCCGGGACTCGAACCCGGGACAACTTGATTAAAAGTCACCCTATATTTAGCATATAAATCGGCTATTTATAAGGCTTCTTGTAAATTAGTGCGACATTTTTGCGACATCTGATATTACTCTATGACTTCGTATTTACTTAGATCAGGCGCATCCGTATCCAACTCTTTTATGTATCTACCCTCGTCATCTACAAAGAAATACAGCTTTTCGCTTGCGTCTTCTATGTAGCCATTTCTGGCCATCAATCCTGACTGGGTAAGATAATAAGACTTTCCACTTGATTTACTATATTATCTACTTGATAATCATTACTGTTTTTCGAATTCATTTGCAACCTTCCTTATTCCAGCAAGAGATTTTCTATAATCTTTTTTAATCTGTGAGTTGGGACTCTCCACATTACCATTACCTATAATCAGTTAACCCTCCTCATTCCTCATAGAAGGATGCTGGCACAATTACAACGGTATAGCAAGATACGATCTAAACCACACCATATGTGCTCAAATCAGGACTAGACACATATCGTCCATCCCACTCTCCGTCACAATTTAACCAGCAATAGCCTTTTTCATCTCTGATATAGACATCTTTTGCTACTATGCCGCTGTCTGTAGCATAGTACCACTTGTCATTGTCTTTAAACCATTGATTGCTAAGCAATGTACCATCTTCTTTATTGAGATAATACCACTCATCTTCTTTTGTTTTGAACCAACCCGTGATCATTTTCCCAGATCCGTCAAAGACATACCAACGATTTGCGATCAATGCCCACTGGTCTTTAAGTTCTGTGCCCTCTTTTGAGTAGTGCCAACCATCATCTTTTTTCGTCCATCCTGTGGTGTGTGCTGCCGCGTACTCCACACAGGCCATGTATGCACACCACGACACAAATTGCTGACACCAGTATGCCCCATTATCACCATACCAATGACCGTATTTTGTAAAATTATTTGCCCCCGCATTCACAGTTTTTGAATACAGCATATAGTCTGAAGCTTTCTCTAAATAGCCATTTTCTGCAAGAGCTACTCTCACTAAATCTTGTGCCATACAAGTTTGCTCAGAAAAGCATGGTGTACCAAACCCGTTGATTTTATGCATTCCGCCCACGTCTGCGGTCGTAAAGCTGTATGACTTAATTGCCACACATCCGCCGTTTCGTTCATACATTTGTGACGATGTATTGCCTTCAACTGTTTTGATATCGTATCTATCCCCACTTTTATTCACAGAGATTACAATGCCTACATGAGCCACACGCCCGACAGATGTATGATAAAAATAGATGATGTCACCTATGTGAGGTATCTTGCCGTAGCGGCTTGCTTTTACAAAGCGGCCTTTTCCTGTCGGCGTGTACTCTGAGTATCCACCACACAGCAATTCTTTTCCTGCGTTATATGCATTGTTCAATTCCATAACCATAAATTTGCTCCCTTCTATAAAAAAGAGCGTTTAAGCCTTTTTACTTAACGCCCTTAAAAAATTTTCTATGATTTTTTATCACTCTCATTATCCTCAAGCCTGATAATTTCCCCTGTGTTGTGTTCAAGGAAAAACTTTAACTTTTCCCATAAAGGTTGTACTGGTAATCCCGCCAGTGCCATATTTTTTAGCACTGACATAGCTTCGTAGACTGTAAACATCAGTGCGAAAAGCTCCATAATTGTAAGGTTTTTTGTGAGCGGGGATATATTCCGCAGTCCTTGCGGCACAAATGCAATTAGATTCATTGGCATCAATGTATCCACAAAAACAAGACACACTACACACATCAGCATACCCACCTTGCGAATTCCACCATCAATTCCTACGCTCGAGTTGAATTTTCTTTCTCTCAGAGCCCTCAGGCTCCCAAAGATCATATCCATCACTATACTGACTACCATCAACTTTGCCAAGGTATTTTGCCTTAATGTTAATCCTACCGTTGCTAACAACCAATTAAACATATACTATATTCCTTCTTTCTCTGTTGTGTCGTCCACAGCAAGTTCCTCTGCTCCAAGTGCTGTCAACGCCTCTTTAACTTTCTTCTTTAAACGCTTTGGCACTTCTGAAAACTCCTTAGCTCCATCAATAATCAAATACGCATATACCATTGCCAACCCTGAATACTTCATTTCATTACCTCCTAAAATCAAAAAAATCAAAATGTTCTGTAACCATGTTCTAAATCTCATCTTTTGCGCCTTCTTCACCCAGTAATTCAGAAAATTCTGTAATGGCATTGCCTAGCGCAACCAGCTTTGCGTCATTTAACTCTAGCTTCTTTTGCATCTTTTCAAGAGCAATAGATTGTGAAAATGTATTCGGCTTTGATACCACCTTTGGCTCTTCTGTTGACACATCCACTCTCTCAAGAGTTTCGCCATCTGGGATTTCAAATCTGCCCACCACAATATCATCTTTTGCCGTAGTTGTTGATCCAAAAATGGCACCATTTGACTTACTATACACCACCGTCATCTTCATAATTTCATCTCCTTTCTACAGTTGTACAGATGACACAGCAATTGCATACACATTCAGTGTGACATCACCCACAGAGCCTAAATACCGCACCTTAAGCTGACTTCCATCACGCATAAATGTAAACTGATAGGTATTCCCCCCTCGAACTTTTACAACAGTAAAAACTTCTGCATTTTTTGTCAAAGCAAGCGTTGTTATCTGACATCGCCCACCCTTATCAAATCTAAAGAATGACTCTGCCACTTCTTGCCCAACTAAGTCAACCCCCACAATAACGGTATTATATTCTCCAAATTGAACGTTCATGGTCACAGATTGTTCAGATGAGTTCACATGATATGTATAATCACCAGTAAAATAAGTGGGTGCTATTGAGTCAATGTAGTCTCTACTTCCTTCTACACCGTTAATATCGACACCTTTTACCACATTCTGTGGCCACAGATTTGGCGATGACAGGTATACCCAATTTGCCCCTTCAATTCTGTGCCCATTTGGTACTCTAGTAATAATGCCTCTACCTCGCCCCGCTTCGGTATCATCCCATGCATGGCCTTCATTGTTCCACGCAGAAATTACCGTACCAGTCGTACATACCCATCTGTGGATTTGTCCTTGTATTCCCGCCGCGCTGTAATTATCTAGCCAGTAAGCCCCAGTTAACCCGAGCACCCTTGCAAGGTCTGCCCACTTCAGCCACATATAAGATTTACCAATTGGAGTATGATAATATCCGTCTGGGAAATTCACAAACACATTGTCACCACCATTTGTACCTATTTCTCCGTTCCCATTACCTGCACCTCGGTCTAGAATTGTTCCTTGTTTTCCAAAGACACTAGATGTGTTAATCATCCCACCCTCAGGGATATGCGAACGAATCCACGAGAATGGTAATTTAACTTCAACCCCACCACTAGTCACTTGTGTCACATAAGCCCCATATGGAATTTTAAGATATGCATTATCGCCATCAAATCGCCACGACAACGCATCTACTTGCGAAGGCATAGAAGTTAAGCTTCCGTCTACCACTTCATCATCACTGTCAGTCGTAACTGTTTTAAATCCTTGAAGGACCTGATCCCTGCCCGCAGTGACGTCCTCTGAAGTAACCCCTCCACCGCCTGTCATTAAGATTGCATCAGCCATATTAACCTCCTTTCACCATCAGCCACACATCCTGCATCGGCTTCTTTCTAAAGCTTTTTACAAGCATATAGCCATCATAAATTTCAATCTTATCTATACAGCTGTAAGACTTCCACGCGCCTTTTATCGCCCCTGCATCCGTCACTCCATCCTGCAGTTTATGACTGACTACCGGCGTATCACTTGCCTTTAAGCCTGCAACTTCTATGCGTGCTACATAAGGCGCTGTACTACTGAAAGCGCTTGCCCTAAGCTGTACAACTCTGACCTTTTTGAAGTAGTCCTGCAAGTATCTAAGCCCTCCGACCAAGGCACTTAAAATGCTTTTTATGCTTCGCTTTGCCTCAATCTGATTTAGATCCGATATTGCAGCAGTCTCAATCCAAGCAGGGGGCATGGTTACATTTGCGATTGCTCCGTCATTTGCATTTATTTTTTCGTCAGATAATTCTTTCAGCTTCGCATCTATGATGTCCATAGACGGGTTTATCGCTTCTTCGATGTTCGCAAAATCCGATAATTGCGGTTTATTTAATTGAAAATGTCTTGTTTTTTGCATTTATCCCTCCTGCCATTTTTTATCGTCGTGAATTTTCTTCCATGTGTCTGTAGTAATCTCTGACCACCTTAATTGTTTAAAGCGTTCCCAGCGATTGAATAAAGCATACACATTTACAAGCATGTTCGCAGGTGCTCTCTTTCTTATCAAATCGGCAATTACACTAATCATAGGGATTGATACGAGTTTTACACCACAATCAATCAAATATTTTGAGCTATCCACTTTTAATTTATAGTTATCCGCACCGCACACAACCTTTAATACTTCATCAAGTTTATTGATTGTATAAGGCAAGTCGGACACATGATAACCGCGTATGCGGTTGACCCTGTCTTCAAGACTGTCAGCCGGATTTACTACTATATGCAGCAGCTCTTCCCACTGTGCGCACTCACTTTCGTCCATTGTGGCTAAAATCCTGTTAAGTTCTTCTTTTTTTAGTGACTGCCATACAAGTCTTAAGTACTTATCATAAGTCTTTACAATCTTTTTAAACTCTTCTATCTCCGCTATGTGAAGCGGTAGATATTGAAGTGTATCAACCTCTATCATGTCAGTACCACCTCGCCCATTTTTGGAATTTCATCACTCTGCAAAGTTAAATTACTGCTGTTTCCATTTAAAGAAGTGTTGTTTACATCAAGTACGCCCTGCACATCTAATATGGCCGACTCAAGTCTTGAGATGTATACGATTGCCTCAGTATGCTCGTCGCCTTCTTTCCATGCTTCTGCTATACCTTTCAGATAGCCTTGTATCTTTGCCTTGATATTTTCGGCCAAATTTGCACTTGAATAGCCCGATGCGTATGTAATTTGAGTACTTACGGCAACGATAACCTCTTTTACTGACTCTATAGTCAGATTGTGGCCAATCGGTACCCATCCATAACCTGCTCCCTTATCGGGCACGGCTCCTTTTTTTATCTGCTCTATCAGATAACTACTAACTGCAGTATTTTCTGAAGATATAAGTACAGCCTTGACTGTGCCTGCTCCTTGCCAAGTTGGGTATATCTTTGAGCCTCCAACTCCTTGTATGCTTGCGAACTTCTCCTTATACGCTGCGATATTGCCTGCAAAGCTTTGAGATGTGAAGCTTTCAATATATCTTTTATACAAAGACTCTTTACTTTCATCATCATCACCTGCGACAAGCAACTCCGTCACCTTCGCACTCTCAAGCCCTTCGGTAAAATCAATCGGAATAAGATCGCCTCGTAAGTCGTTCGGGCCCAATCCTGTCTCTTCTACTATCATTTTATATTGATGCAAGCTATCATTTATAACTTCTACAGCTCTGTAGTTATACCCTTTCAGGCTGTATCTGCTGCCAATTGGCACCGCCACATTGAACTCTGCTTTTACATATGCATTAGTCGCTTCTTTTCTGACTATACCTCTGTCAAGTGCAATCATCTCAAGATGCTCAAGATCTGCTGTGCCAGCGTGGCTTTGCTCTATGATATAGTCAAGTTGTATGTACAGCTTTTCAATCTCATAAGCCAAGGCGGATAAGGCATTATGTACAAGACTGCCTTCTACCTTTATGACTTCATCGCCTATGTCGCTTTTAGTATCCGCTAAGATACTTTTATAAGTCTTATCTTCGTACATTCTCATCCACCTCCAAACTTCCGAATTTTGTCACTACTCTAAAAGATATATTCAAGCTGTCGGAATTTCTGACAGCTTCAAAATCTTCTATACTTTCGATATATTCATTCATGAGAAGCGCGTCCGTCACTTCGCTTTCACAATCGGTATTTATATACTCTTCACTGAGCATATGTCCGATATATTGCTCTAGGCTTGTGCCATAATCTGCAGAGTATATAGCGTGTCTAAATCTTTCAGTATGTAGACATAACCACACCCATACTTTTATAGCCTCAAGGCCTTCTACAATCTTGCCTGTAAGCTGTCCTGTAGCGAAGTCTATGCCATACTCACGCGGTACTTCTATGACCTTAGTTTCTTCGCTTTCCGCTATATCTACATTGCTAAGCTCTTCTAAAAAAGAAGGTAAGATACTCATAGTTTCACCATCTTTCCAAGCACGATATAAAGACTTGATGTGTAGTCGGTCGGGTCGCTTCCCTTTACCTTCATCACCGCCACTTTGTCGCCCGCCTTAAGTGGACTTATATATGTGCTTTTATCTACCAAAGCACCACCTTCGGGGCACTGACCTGCCACAGTGCTTGCAAGCTTTACTGTCAAAGACTCATCAAAAAGAAGATCTTCAGATGTAAGTATAAGGTCGCCGATTTTACAAGAGTTTTCGCTTATCATCTCTGCAAGCTGTATGCCTGCCGAAGTGTCGCCATCATCTCTTTCTAAAAAAGCATCAGTCCAACTCATATCATCCACCTCCGTTTCTTGCTCTTGACTCCGCTACAGCTTTTCTTATAGCTGTAATCTTTTCTTGCCTCTTCTTTTCGCCTCTCTTCATGCCCTTGCCCTTCTTTTTATTCTTTTCTTTTGTAGCTTCCTTTTCTTTCGACTGTGTACCGCTCTTAGTCTGAACTTTTAAAGCCTTCTTCTCTTTCTTCTTTTCTTCTCTCTTCTCTTTCTTGAGATCTTCTTTTCTCTTCTCTTCAGCCTCATCCTTTGCATTCTTAGTATCCATCAAGCTGTCGAATCTAAGTTCAAGCTCCATCTTGTATGTACCGTTTTCAAATGTGTGAGCATCTGAAGATATCCAGTACTTGCCCGATAAGCCCGTGGCCGCATCCTTGACCTCCACAAAGTAGCAAGATAAGCAATTTATATCGCCTATAGCCGATATTTTTATTGCCTGAGTCAGCTTAACTTTCAAAAGGTTTTTCGCTCCTGTTGTGGCATCAACCCCCTCTTCTTTACTGTAAATCTCCTGAAAGACACCAAACTTCTTTATGCTTCCATCATCTTTTACTTCGCCTATCTGCTTGCCCTTATCGTCAAAAATCAAGATTTTGTTTTTTATATCATCCATACTCTCAGTGATACTACTCGCAAAAATATTTGAATTTTCCGAAAGCGTAAAGCCTTTTACAGCCCATTCTGTTTTGTATACACCAAGTCCACGCTTATATATCATAGCGAAATACTTATCACCCGTAATTTTATGAGCCTTTGTGTATGCAGCCATCACTATGTCGTACATCTTCATTTTGTCACATATCATGCTTGCGATATTGACTCCAGTCGGATGTAGATGCCTAATAGGCACTTGTATATCCGCGCACACCTGAGAAGCTATCGCCTCAGCCGTCAAATTTTTAAAGTTATACTGCCCTGTCGACTCAAGCAAGTGCTTCATCATGTCATAAGCCGTAAAAGTGATAGTACCTGTTTGGCTTGACTTCTCTACTCCGAAAATCTGACCGAAGAATATTTCACCTTCTTTCGCGTCCTCAAGCGATATATAGTCGCCTGTTGCGATAGCCGGGAGATTTACAGTTTTGTCATATGGCGCATTTATGTAGTCAAAATCTACACTTCTTGCTGCCTCACTTGCCGAACCCTTCCATACTATCCTAGATACTGCGTTCGTGATGTTATATATGACTCCTGTATCTTTTATAAGATTTATCTTCATTTGCCACCTCACGGAATAGTCAAGACGGTACCGTCTTTTATAAGATTTGGATTACTCCCAATAATGCCCTTGTTTTGCTCATATAGCGCGTGCCAGTCGGACGAACCTGTCAGCTTTCTCGCGATTGAGCTAAGGCAATCGCCTCTTTTTACTGTATAAGTCTTCGGTTTTTCTCTTGTATCTTCTCTTTTTGTACTATCTTTTGACGCCGTATCAACACTTACAGCCTGCAAAGCGTCTCCACCCGTAGCACCCGACTCGGCTACAACGCTTGACTGAGATATAGCAATCTTTCTGTGCTCTTTTAAAGTTATTGTGAACCTTATATCGCCCGTTCCGTCATCTTCTCCCCATTCGAAAGAGGAAATTCGGCAAGGAAAGTTTATAGCGGTTCCTGTGACGATAAGCTTGACAATACCGCCATTCATCATTTGTTCTATCTGCTTAACATATCTTTGTGGGTTTTTAATGCCTCTAAATTCGCAATAGGACGGATCATAACGCTTTGGAAAAAAGGAAGAAAAGGAGACCGTTCTCAGCCCCCTCATTCCGCCTAAGTCGGTTTCGCCGACCGCATTAATATTTACTGTTTCAATTCCCCGACTTCCTTGCACTTTGTACTCACCAGGAAGTACGGGGAAGCGCATCGGTGCGCCACCCTTAAGCCATATTTGCACTAAAACTCATACCTCCTCTGTTGCTCTTAGATGCCATAATCTTCTTTGCTATAGCATCGCCGATTTTTTCAATGTCTGCATCTTCTCTCACAATAATTTGGTCAGCAAGTTTCGGAATATTTAAAACTGTGCCGCCTGTACCCTTTGCCATTCTGACACTCTCATCGTGCGGATAAATTCTTGTACCATGTGGCAAGTCTATAATCTCTCCGCCTTTTTCGCTTACTTGAACAAGTCCGCCCATCCAGTTAAGATCGCCTGTGGCTTTTGCAGGTATTGTTGTTACCTTTGGCATTTTACTCTCGCCACCTGAAACGAAGTTACCTACAGCTTTGACTCTCTCAACGAGTCCGTCAATAGCACCTTTTATGCTATCGATAATACCTTTTACCACACTTGCCCAACCCCTAAAAGTTTGAGTAACACCGTCCCAAGCGTTTTTCCAACCAGACGCAAAAACGCCACCTACGAAATTAATTATTGCCGAGAGAGCCTCTGTAATACCGCCAACAACTCCGTCAATAACGCCCTTTACCATACTCGCCCAGCCCCTGAAGATTTGAGTAATACCATCCCAAGCTTTTTGCCAGTCACCCGTAAAAACTCCCGTGACAAACTTAATTATCCCCGAAAGTACATCTATAACACCACTAATATAAGTCATTGCGCCGCTTAAAAGCCTTGCAAGTGCCGCCACCGCCACGCCAGCAGCTGAGGCGATACCCTTTCCAACTACAGCGATTACTTGTTGAATCACGGGGATGAGGGGTTCGATTTTTGCTTTTAAGTTATTAAAGCTTTCTTGCAGCTTCTTGAAGGTTGGAGATGCTGAATTTATAACAGATTTAAAGGTTTTGAAGTTCGTCGCCACCGCAAGAACTACGATAGCAATTGCCGCTAATACTGCCATGACGACGCCCGCAGGTGATGCAATTGCCGCTATTGCGGTCCTAAGTACCCCGCCACCTGCCGAAAGCCCTGAAAAACCTCTTGTTGCAATACTTGCAAACCTTCCTAGACTGGTAAACGCTCCACCAACTTTGCCAACCATAGTCACTACATTGCCAAAAATCAGCAAAGCAGGTCCGACTGCTGCCGCCATCGTCGCCCATCTAACAATTTGCTTGCGCTGTGCTGGCTCCATTTTATTAAACCTATCTAGCAACTCTGTAATTTTGTCGATAAAAGGAACGACCGCACCCGATAAGGCTTCACCTAGGCTATATTTAAAGACATCAAAAGATGATTTTAATTTTTCCACAGCGCCACCTGGACCGCTCATTAGTGCATCAGCCATATTTTTCGAAGCCCCCGTCGCTCCCTCGATGCTGTCTTTGTAGCCTTGTAAAGCCTCGATACCTGGACCGTTAATCAAAGTTACCCATTTCGCTGCTTGATTCTTGCCAAATATAGCACTTGCAGCAGCCAATTGTTGTTGGTCACTCAATCCCGCAAAACCTTTTTGCAATTCTGATATTGTTTCTGGCATAGACTTTAAACTACCGTTTGCATCAAAGACATTTATACCTAGTTCGTCAAGCCAGACTGAAGCTTCCTTTGCGGGGCTTGCCAACCTCATAAGCCCAGTATTCAATGCTGTCGCCCCCTCGGAAGCCCCAATGCTATGGTCGCCGAACACGCCAGTCAACACCGCTAAATCTGAAAAGCTCCAACCAACTGTGTTTGCTGTTGAACCAGCTATGCTCATCGCATCAAATAAGCCTTGTACATCAGTATTCGCCTGTGCCTGTGCTTTTGCCATCATATCAGTATAGTGACTTGCTTCGCTTGCATCTGCTCCAAATGCCTTCAAAGTATTACCAAGACCACCTGTTACCATTGACAGATCTGATGCCGTACCTGCCGCAAGATTCATGGCGGGCGAAATCATATCCGCCGCTTGTGACGCATTAAATCCTTGTCTTGCAAAGTTTAAAGACGCATCTGCCGCATCTTGCATACCAAAAGTTGAATTAGCCGCAGCAGTTTTTATTGCGCTTTCAAGTACTTTTGCCTCGTCAGCAGTACTGCCCATTGTTTCGCTTACAAGCCTTAATGTCTTATCGACTTCGCCAAAACTTTTAAAACTCGTTGCGCCAACGGCGGCAAGTGGAAGCGTTACGCCTGTGGTAATTTTACCGCCTAGATTGCTTATGCTCTGCCCTGCCTTTTCGACTCCCTTCCACGCTCTTGATGCGGCAGCAGTTCCACTTGTGAGCGTGCCGATTGTTGAGTTAAAACTACTGGTAAAATTGTCTAAGAACCGAAATTCTACATCTACCTGCCTAGCCATCGTGCTCGCTCCTTTCCTTTGCTTCCTCTACCTCTCTTCTTATAAAGTGCTTTATCAGTACCTTGTCAGAAAAAGGTGCATCAAAAAAGACTGACGGGCTCCAATCATGATTTACAAATAAGTAATACATCGCTTGGAAATCCGCATCAGTCTCTATGAGTTTTTTATGTTGTCATATTCAACGCCATCATCGGCATCATCTTTATCTTTTTTCTTGCCAAATCCCGACAACTCTCCAATTTTTTCTGAAATATTTACAAGCTCACCACCTGGAAAAAGGATTTTTGCAAGGTCATTCGGAGTTTCTGCCTGATAGTGCTCCTTAAGCTCCTTGTCTTTTAAATTTGGTTCAATGCAACCTGCTACTACTACCATGGCGTGTGTGTCGTACACACGGCTCATGTCTACTCTACCGGACTTATTTGTTGCACTTGACATAATTTCAGTGTATCGGCTACCTGATAAGGCCTTTACTGTAATTTCTACATCTTCGCCTGCCACTTTTGACAAGTGACAAGCTTTTACTTTTTCAGTAGGTATCTCAAGAAGCTTGTCTCTATCAAGCTTCATGAGTCTTTCCATTAAAGATGCCATTTTTATTCCTCCTATGCTCTTATATCGTCAAGAAAATCCCAGTCTTCAAAAGTGAAGCTATAAGATTCCTCGGTGTTTTTCTGAACTTCCCAATCCATCAAGATTGCTTTGTCGAATTTGCAGTGATAAAATACCACTCTTTCAACTCCCAAGCTGTCTGGATCTGCAAGCTTTGCAATAATTTTAAAATCAGGAGTCTGTCCTCTCTTGACTTTGTCAGATATCGCCTTTGAGATGTTTGACCTCACATGATGAAGTTTAACGCTTCCTTTGCCCTCAAGCTTAGTCATTTTCTTACCCGCCGTAAGACTTCTGACCATCGAAATATCTGAATAAGATATACTCACCTCGCCTTTACAAGACATAACTTCGCCGATGTATTCGTCATCAACCCACAATTCTCCCCAAGTTCCATTTATGACCTGATTAGACACAAATTTATTCATATATACCTCCTTACACTGAAATCTTTAAAGATACATCTTCAATCGCATCAACTAAGGATACAATCGCCTTTAAAAAGACCTGCGAATCTGTATTTGCCCTTTTAATTTCTTCATCTGTGCAGTCATCAATGCCCTTTTCGCTTCCGTCATCAAATACCACCTTTTTGCCTTCCCCCCTTAGCCACTGCTTTTGAGTGTCTACATCAATTTGACATTGTCCAACTGAGATAAGCCCATCATTTACAAGACTCATAAAGTAAGCGTTTACGGCAGTGATAAGCAGACATTTATTGTCATAAGTGTTACCAAACTTACCAATGTAGTTATCTTCTATAGTCTTTCTGATGTCGTCCTCCATCATGTCCATAGTCTCAACAAGTTTAATCTTCTTAAAGCTGTCGCCCTTGTCGGCTGTTGTGGTGGTGAGTGATGTTACCGCCCTGTTAAGCTTGACCTTTTCACCATCCCAAATGGCTATAAGCTTGCCGTCGCCTACCGCTGTATCCTGCTCGGTCTTTGTAAGTCTGTTTACATCCACAAAATCTTGCAAAGGTGCATATGTACCCGATACAGTCAGGCCTGTACCTGCCAAAAGACCTGCAATTCTTGCACATCCCTGTTCGGGTGTTATCGCCTGCTCCTTTGTTCTATACAAAGTAGAACACCAATTTATTACGCCTTCGCTATCTGCCGTTATCTCTGGCAGTACCACTTTTACAAGATTATGCTCACCTCTTTGCTTCTTTGCCCATGTGACGATATCCTGAACCTTATTATCAGTTTTTACTGACGGGATTGCCATATATGTAAATTTTTCATTCTCAAAGTACTGCATCATATCCTTGTATGCCTTTGTCATATCTTCAGCAGTAGGCATAACATAAACAACTACATACTTAGGTGCGTGACTATATCCAATTAAAGCATCCTTAACAAATTGCTCATTTTCAGCGCTTAAAACTCCGGTTGGAATGTCACTAATACTCATAACCTTAAAAGCCTGCTGTCTTGTACCCTTTAAGACAAGGGCGACAATTCCACGCTCGCCCCTTGTCACCGCACTTGCACCCTGTTCGGTAAAAGCGATTGTGATGCTTGGTGATGTTAATTTTGCCATTTATCTACTTCCTTTCTTTTCTACTTTCAAATGAATATCCTTAATGAGTTCTCCGTTATGGTATTCCGTACTTTCGTACCAGTCCAGCTTAAAGGACATCTGCGGAATATTGCCATGATCTTCGATATAATCATGCGTATACTCTGTGACAAGTAGTCGCCTGTCTTTGATAATTAAGACCATACCTAAGCTATCGAATATGTTTTCGATAACCTCAAGTGCTTCCGTCTGTTTAGCCACTTTTTGCACAAAAGTAATTTTCACTGAACACGATTTGTGCATCATATTTCGACTCTCTCTATTTATAACGAATGGCACGACCTCAACAAAAAAATACGGTGGTACTGCATTATCTACAGTGTCGTTTCCGTATCTTTTGATGTTTGGATATTCTCTTTTCAAAATCAAATTTACTTCTTTGATGATGTCAGCATAAATAATCATGAAAGCCCCCGATCTGCCAAGGCCTTATTAATAGCTGATTGCATCATATCTGGGTATTTGCTTTCATACTCTTCTCTTGTTTTTTCTGCATAGTGTTTGCCCTCAACAAAACCGCCCGTGTCCACGCCGTTTATAAATTTTCTGTGCCCGTTTTCGACAAGGTGGAAGTGGGGTGCCTTATTGGTGACATCAACGCTTGCAATCATTCCTGAAGGGCTGTAATTCTTCGTTGTCTTCCATCTTTTCAAGCCTTTTGCACCACTTTTATAGCTTGACGGCATTTTAGTATTACAATCTTTTGTCCATGCCTTAGCAGTCTTTACAATTGCATTGTTAATGTCGTCAGGTGCTCTTGATACTACGCTTTGCATATCTTCAAGCAATCCATCAAGTCCGATAAAATGTATAGAATCCATTTACTCCCTCCTCTCTTCATGGTCTTTGCTTTCGGTGCACATAAGTTCAAGATAATAATTCGCTTCCAAGGGATTAACAATGTAATTTATAAGAAATTGCCTGCCTTGATACTCAATCACATCTTTTTCAGTAATATCTGTGTTCCTGATTGTAATTTTGTATACAAGCTTGCTAGTCGTCTTATAGTGTTCTAATTGCTCGCTTCCTCTTAGCGGTCTTATTTCTGCCCAAACTCTTTTATGCACCGACAAAGTACTCACGATATTAGCAAGTTCGTCCTCTGTCTCTATGTATCTAAGTATGTTGACCTTTTTATTAAGCCTTCCGGGGTTTATACCTTTCATGTGTCCCCCTTAAGTGCTTTTTTTATTTGCAGTTGCAAGATTATACTCCTGAAAGTGTATTCTATCGCTTTTCTTTGCTGTATATCCGACTGCATAAGCTCTCTATTGTCATACATATTTTGCACTATCGCACAAAAAAGAAGATTTGCCGTCTTATCCGTTTCGTCGTATTCGCCTACAGCGGACACAATATACTCTTTCGCTGCTTCCATCATAGTTCTTATGATACTATCGTCATCATCTCCGTCTACTCTTAAGTAGTCTTTGACTTGCTCAAGTGTCATAGGCTAATACCTCCTAAAAAAGCCCCTGCAGGCGCAAGGGCTTAAATTCTACTAAGGGGTTACAGTGATAGTTCCGTTTACGAAAGCGTCGGAATCCTTGATTTTGCAGTCGAATCTTTCAATACCTCTGAAGAGTGTCAAATCCTGCTCAAATGCATTGAGCTGGCCAACTGCTGCAACATTGGAAGTCATGATATTAAGCTTCGCTCTGTCAAAAATCTTTACTGCTTCCTTTAAGTCGCCGATAACAAACGGAATCTTATTGGTCTTTGTGGCCAAAACCACATTTGGTACAACCTTTACAGGTATCTTTCTTGCTCCTACTGCAAGAACCATCTGCATTGGGTTCTGAACATCAGGACTAAGCAAGTATCTTCCCTGCTTATCTACTAAGGTATCAAGGTAATTAAGACCATCATCGTTAGTCACGATTGCAACTCCTCCGGCATATGCAGCACCTAAGGTGACATTTACGGCCTTTTTGATGCCGTCAAGGTTTTTCAGATCCGTTTCAGCCTTTGTTGCAATCGCTGTAAGGATTTGAGCATTCTTGGTCGCAATATCCTCTTCGGCAAGCCACTTTGTAAGTACAGCCGTAATATTGGCATCTGAGTCGGCCAAAAGCTCAGATGTAACCGGCATATACCCTGCATATTTCTTAACAGCGTACTCAAGAATTTCAAACTGTGGGGTGTTATTGCCCTGAATTTTCCCAGCCTCTGCCACAGCTTTAAAGCCCTCGGCCTGCGCTTTCTTCTGAAAAGTTCTTCTACCGCTACTTGTCTTTACTGTCTCCACGTCAACAAGGCTTTCAAGTGAGAATGTAGCTTTCTTATACTGATTGATTTTTGTCTGAATGTCCTCAGGTACTGTATAACCACCGTCAGCCTTTGTTCCCTCAGTCATTGTGTTAGTGTAAAAGCCATGCCTTGCCGCCTCTGCAAAATCGTGTACTGCATTAGCTGGCTCGCCTGTTGTAACTACCTTCATGCCAACAGCATTGGCTGTTCCGCTTGTCATTCCAGATTGCTCATTTTCTATAATATCCTTAAGAATATTATATTGATCTTGAAGCTTTACAAGCTCCTCTTTTGCTGTCTTTGCTTCCTCTATCTTTCCCTGCTCCGCAAGGTTCTTTACTTCAAGCTTCTTTGCATTGATTTGATTAAGTAACTCCTGTAAATTCATACTATTTGCTCCTTTCACGCCCCGAATTTATCAAGGTCTTTTAGTAACTCATTCTTTTCTTTTTCAGTATCGGCCTTTTTGGCTTCATACTTTTTTATCATCTCATCTGTAACCTTTAAATTACCAATGCTGTTAGTGATTACCGGCTCACCTGCCTGACTTATAGCATCTATAAAGCCAAGTTCTACAGCCTTATCAGCTGTTATCCAAGTTTCAGCATCCATCATCTGAATGATTTCTTCTTTGCTCTTGCCCGTCTTTTCGACATATGCACTTGCCAAAGCTTCATCCCATGCCTTTAAGGTCTCGGCCTGCTTACTAAGTTGTGCATGATTTCCGCTTATATAGCCTGCACTAACATCATGTATCATAAGCATACCGACAGGTGATATTGTACTTTTGCCCGCCATTGCTATGACGGATGCAGCAGATGCCGCAAGCCCTTCCACTTCAATGTCTACATCATTGCGACCTCTAAGTGTGCTATATATCTCCTGCCCTGCAAACACATCACCGCCACCAGAGTTTATTTTTACCTGCAAGCGGTCACCTTTTGGCATTTCCTCAAGTGCTGTGAGTACATCACCCGGAGTAGTACAGTCATAGCCGAACCACTCATAAATATCTTTCATGTCATTACTGACTATATCGCCTTTTATCTTGAGTATCATCCTTTGCCCTCCTTTCCTAAGTTATATGCAGCCCCTACATCAGTAAGAGGCACATAATTGCCGTTTACTATAAGCACATCACCACCCTCTAAAGAAGGAAGATCCAAAAGGTGACGGCCTTCATTTGGTGTATAAATTCCATTTTGGACTGCCGAAGTTATAGATTGCATTTGTGTCTCCATATTGGCACGCAAAAGCACTTTTTCATTGAATTTGTATACAAATCCTTTTGCTCTCTGTTCATCAGTCAAGCACTTGTAATTTATCTCCTGTTCGTATTGATTTAAGCGGTACATCATTGTATCTATCAAAAAGCTAAGTTGTTGTGATTCGGAGTTTGAATAGCTGCTCTTTTCATAATCATTGATCTGATTTGGCTTTACTCCGAAGGCTGCCGCAATCTGCAAGGCACTGTACTTCTTAAGCTCCATATACTGTGCATCCGCAAGCGTGTAAGTAAGCGGCTCAAGCTTCATGCCGATTGGCAACGCTACCACCTTGCCCGCATTTTCCGCTCCTGTAAGAAGTTCGTTATACTTTTTCTGTAATTGCGTCCTCAATTTTTCATCAAGGTCGCCAGTATACTGCAGTACACTTGATGCAGTCAGACCGCTCTTATATAGCTTTTCAAGATATCTTTGTGAGTATCCTGCTCCCTGTATGGTGCTTTTTAGTATCTCCCTTACTGAAAGACCCATAACACCATCCCAAGAAAGCCAATTTTTTATATGCAATACATCTTCTTGTCTGAATACCGCCATTTCGCCATTTTGTGGATTGTTATATTGATAATACAGCCTTCCACGGTCGCCAAAAACGCCTACATCGTCCATGTATACAGTCACGCAATCAGATTTCATTATCCAATAAGCTTTCGTCTGTATCTTTCCGGTCTTTAAACCTCTACCGTAATCCCTTTGTATCCATGCGTAAGCATTACCGTAATGCTGGCAATTTGCTTCCATGGTCGACCAGAAGGTTGACGGAGTCATTACGCTGTTCGGCCTGTATAAAAGCACATCTATAGCATCGGCCCTCACCCTTCCACCTGTCGCATCCTCTTTATATAGCTTCAGCGGCATCTTTCCCATCGTTTCGGATAAGACCTTCAGGCATGTGAAGTATGTTGTCTCTGAAAGTGCCTTCGGGGTAGTGATATCATCATCTATCCCCAGCCATTGCCGGAGCCGTTCACTTGCTGTGTCCGCCGTCTCAGGTATAAAAAAGTTTTTCAAGCTGTTAAAAAATCCCATTTTATCCCGTCATTCCTTTCAAAAAATTCTCTACATAGTCGTTGTAGCTTTCAGCTTCAAAATCATGATATAAAGCTAATTTAAACGCTCCTAAAGTTGCATCCACAGGGTCTATTCGCTTAGTGGTTGCATCTTTGTCTATCTTTATAAGTCCGTTGTTTGTTCTTACAACCGCATTAGACATTGCGTAATTAAGCAAAGGGTTGTGCAAATAGACCACATTACCCGAATAAACCTGCTCTCTGAAGCCTTGTGTAGACTCATTTAAACTCTTGTGACTTTGATAAACTTCTTCGACTGTGTAGCCTTCATCTGATAAGTCCATCATTAATTTTGCGGCATTATTTGGATCAAAACAAAAGCATTGAATATCAAGTTGATATTTTTCGCATTCATTAAGCACATAACGCATTACAGTCGCTTGGTCGACAATTGGTGTATTTGTCAGCGTTAAATAACCAAGTCGCTCCCACGCATCATATGGCACTTTGTCTTTTATGATGTGTTCTCTAAGCTTGTCCACCGTCGGTATAAAGCTATGCGTCCAAACAGCGTAATTTACTATCTTCTTGCTGCTGCTGTCTAACTTATCGGTCTGAAAAGGTACTATAAAGGCGACCGATGTAAGGTCTATCTTTGAAGACATATCAAAACCAACATATACAGGTCGCCCTCTTAAGTCGATAGGGAACTCCTTGACTTCGCAAGCCTTCCATTTTTTCATATCCATATAGCCGTTATTTGCAGCCGATACCCAAATATTGAGTACTTTAGTCATGAAAGCTATCATTTTTTCAGGTATCTGCTTCGCGATCTCATAATCTTCAGCTATCTTTTTTATACCTTCATCGTAAAAGGCTCTAATCGGGTTGGCTTTTTGCCAAGTCTCAAGTGCTCCAGGGTCGTCTCCCTTGTCAGCTTCGCAAATATCAATAAAGTATTCGTCGTTCTTGACATCAACATCGGGATCTAAAACCTTTGAGCAGTAATCATATTCTTGTGTATAGCAAGGGTATGTTAAATCCTTTCCAGCTGTGGTGATTATTGTCAACATTGGCTCTTTAGTGTTTGAGCCAAGCCCCAAGTCGTAAAAATCAGTTGTTGGGTGTTGGTGGTATTCCAATTTGTTATCTTATCGGCTCTTTATCCGATAATTCTTATAGTTTCCTATAAGTTCAGACTATATTTTCACATTAAAAAAGCACCCTTGTCGGATGCTCTAATGTGTCGGGGGCTCATGGCAAGATTATTGCTCTCTTAACGCTCACTTGCTAGTCGTTACAAATGCAGTTGATTTCTGCACTCTCGGTATTAGCATAGGTTTTTGCCCTTAGCCTTCACCGATACACCCCGATTTATACTCGACAAATCTCTATCGAGTATCAAACAGGCGGGATTTGTGCCATCTCCCGTCTTTCCGTCCTCTTTCGATAACGGCTTTATAAAAGAACCCGTCTTTATATGCACGATTTCGTCACGCTTGAAGTTGAATTTTGACCGAAGTATTGAGCCTTTTGTCATCAGATTACATTCACTGAATACAATTTTCGACTGGTCTCTTTTTGTACCAGCTGTATATACTTCGTAGGTCTCCATATTTTTTGTTGCTTGTATGGCTATTTCAAAAAGCGCCTCACCTGCTTCCATCTGAGATTTCAATTTGTTATCCTATCGGCTTTTTATCCGATAGTTCTTACTGTCGCCAGTAAGTTCAGCATATATTTTCATCTTCAACATTACTTGCTAAGATGTCGGACACTCGTGGGAACTTTATATTCTTGCTTCTGCAAGGTTCAGTTCCTATGCGTTACAATTCCTTGAGCCTTTTAAAACTCAAGGTTATCTCGGTGTTGTCTATCATATATAGTAAATTCTTGCCCCTTCAATCCTTTTTAGGTTTTCAAGGTTTGAGCGGCAATTTCGGGAAATTTTATAGGGTTTATTTGATTTGATTATGGTTATAAGTGTGCTTTCGCTTACCTTTAAGGATTCGCTACAATATTTCAAGCATCCATATTGTTCTTTTGTGCCATCTAGGTATTCCACTACAGTTTTTCTTGCACTTGGATGTTTTTCCGGCTTGATTGCCCTGAGCTTTGCCTTGAACTCCTCAGAATGATGTTTTCCCAACATCCCCTTGGGATGTCCATTTTTCCAGTTAGCTCCACATTTGCCCTCAGCGTTTAGCCTTTTCATAAGCTCTCGCTGTTGCACTTTCTTTTCTTCACTGTGATGCTTCCCTTTCATCCCTTTTGGATGTTCTTTATATATCAATCCGCCATTTCCACCCTTTGCCACATTGTAGCCTTTGGCTTTATTTCTAGCATCGTATAACCGTATATAATATTTCTCTTTTTCAGATGCCTCTTCATCAGTTAATCCTTTTTCAAGAATTATGTGTTCAAAGCAACTCCAACCATATTTTTTGATAGCATTCCAAAAAGGCCTGTTGTTCTCTTCACCTTTTCCCGGTTTGTATTCAATTCCGTTAGAACGCCACCTTCTTTTTATATCATTTGTTTTCCCTATATAAATTTTTCCATTTTCTTTGCATCTATGCATATATACTACATAGCCCATACTTAACCTCTATATGATAGATTTTCACCGATTTTGCCCGATAGTAATTCGTGATATTTCTATCACGAACGCCAAATTCTAGCATTTTTTCGTCCCACCTCTGTAAAACTCTTCTTAAATCTCTTCTTTCCCGTCTCTCTATGTACCCATCCATATAGTTGACACGCTCTGAACTTTTGCCACATTGTCAAGTCTATCGGCTTGCCTGCCAAGGCTCCCTTTGAGTGCTTTAGTAAAGAAAACCATTTGACAATTCTGCCGGCATTGTCTTCACTCCAAATATAAGGAAAGTCGGCTGTGCCTACCCTTTCCAAATCATTAAGAAATCTTTGACACGCCCATTTGTGCTTTTGCCCAGACGGGATTTCATCCGCTAAACAACTTCTTGCGTATTGCTTGATATCCTCCAAGTGGCTCATTTATATATCTCCGAACATCTGTATGAGGTTTTCCTCTTGTCCTTTGGCTTTTTCTGCTGCAATCTTTAGCCTTGAGCTTGCAGACATACCCAAAGCATTTCCAGAAGTCTCCATGTCTTTCTTTGCTTGTTCCATAATCGCATACACGGGATTTGGCTTTTCTCCCGAACTTGTTTTCACAGTCGGGCAGAAATCTTTTTTCTTTGTTTCCTTCAAGGCCCGCAGGTACATCGAATAGGCATTTGCATAGACAATCATGCTGTTACGGTCTAAGTTACCTAGTATGTCGATATTCTGAAGATTTTTTCTTACCCTTTCATATTCTCTCTTTGCTGTCGCATCAAAAAAGACCGATGAAGGAGGTTTTTCCAATTCATCCTTATCGGTCTTGACTAATGACTCCTCATATTCTCTTTTTGCCCTGACATCTTTTTTAATGTTGCCAGTTTGCATTGAAATTACTTTTCTAGGTCTGCCCATTCACCCTCCTTTCTGCTTCTGATGCGAACAGAACTATTCACTTTTGGCGACTATTTAGAAATTTATGTAAAGAAAACTGGGACGGCGGTCGCTGTATACAATACACAAACTTTTTACTATCCCCCTACCCTATATCCTTGCTATCTTTTCTCTTGTCTTTAGAAGCTTACCTTCCTCACCAACCTTCTTAGTGTCTCTTCTTTACCAAATTTCTTAGTATCTCTTGCGTCCTTGCCTTATCCTCTGCGCTCTTTCTATACAGCGCATGAATTTCATCGTGGCTCGATCTTGATAAAGGTATTAAGTTATCTTCTGTATAAAACAACTCCGGGCTGTCTTCTGCTGTAACAATATGATGTACAGTGTGAGTGTACTCAATGCGTCCATGCAAAAATGCCCAAGGATCTAAACCATTATAGCGTGCAATTATCACGGCTCTCAGCTTTTGCCATCTTGCCCCCCTGTATAATCTCCTTGTGCCGGTCGGGGAGTCGTACTGCCTTTTATACCCGCAATCACATCCTCCCCCCGCCTCGTATCTTTTCAAACAGTGTATACATCTTCTGTATATCATATATACCCCCCTCAGAAGTACCTTGAAAATTCTAATCTTGTCTTTCAAAAGCGACAAGAAAAGCACCCTATTGCTAGAGTGCTTTCTATACTTCGCTATTCGCTTTCCTTGATGAACTCTTCCATCATTCTCGCTAACTGCCCTGCTTGACTAACACCTTGCTTTTCACAAGCCTGTGCAAATCTCTCTACGACCTCACGCTTCAGCTTATAGGTCTTGGACATCCAACCAGCTTTCGCCTCATACTTTCTTGTTGCCTTTGATTGTGCCGTTGCCATTACCTTCTCCTTTTGTCTAAGTATTTTGTGATCAGATACCAAAGTCCTCTGCCTAAGCTTGCAACAATAATTGCAATGCCTACATATTCTCCAATCTTTGACACAATTTCCAATAGTTCTAACACTTTTACAATCATAACTTTACTTAAATGGGTTGTTGTGTTATTATTCTTTTATCAGAGGGCTGGTTTGCACCAACCCCCTGTCATCACTAGGAAAACATAGTGATGAGAAGATGGATAAGGTGATTGATTAACTTATTTGCTAAGTTAACCAATATCCCTATCAAGACTCCTTTCAAAATTTCCTTTGTCAACGGATTGATTTTGTTAGGAGTCTTTTTATTTCTCTTCTTTCGAGAACTTCGTTTCCCCATTCTGTTCACCTCCTTTCTACTCTTATATTATAATATATCGTGTCCGATATGTCAATATAATTTTTGAAAATTTGTAAACAAAATACACTAAATACTTTTATTACGGCTATTAAAAAAGCACCTTAGAGTTTTCTAGGATGCCTTTATCTAAACTAAGGTTGTAAGTATAATAACCTAAAGGTCTCTCGGCCTTTTGGAGTGATAAGCGTTTGTGTACCACACCACTGTGTCTTCTCATTAAAACACTCTTTTACCTCAAATAGCCCAGTGTTTCTATCGGCGTATGGCATTAACTTCCCTCGCTTATCTCTGTAAATATACTTCTTTTCGAGTAGGAAATTCACAAAGTCATTTTGCTTAATGCTTAATTGCTTCGCCGTCTCTCTAAAGTTCGTCAACAGGTTTCGGTCAACCAGTTCGTCAAAATAATCAGCTTTCGGTTGCAACATCTGTTTCTCGACGGTCAACACTGAGTTTTCTGCCGTTAGCAAGCTTATTCTTGCCTCTCTCTCTTCAAGTGTCTTCTGTGCCACTTGTAAGGCCCTTGCCATCAACTCCTCAGGGCTCATCTCTGCCTGTCCGCTGATATAACCACCGTGCTTGCGGATTGATGGAAGAACTTCATCAAATACCCAGCATTCAAACTTCTCTGCCGTTGGTAGTTTGCTACTTACAATAAGACGGTATAAATCTCCCTCGGGAATAAACAAAAGCTCCTGAATTCCTCCGTTTGTAGGGGTGCGGTGTTTTACCGCCCCCTTGCAATGTGCGGCAATTGCATCTTTTGGGATTGCGTACCCCAAGGCTCCTGCCACATCTTTTCCGCAAAAATATGGCTTTCCCTCAAGCTCCACCGTCCTAATTTCTCCGAATTCATCATTTTTGAAAATCTGTAACTCACCCATTACTTTCTGCTCCTTTCTTTTCTAATTCCGTTTATTGCTCCAAGATTGAATATATCTACAGCGAAACTTATTAAATCAAAGTTACCCTTGTAAGCGCTTATAACATCTTCTATCTGTCCCATTGCCTCTTCATCTGCCCAGTATTGATACCCCAACAGCTCCATTGTATTGTTTGCCTTATATTTTGACATAACAAAAAAGCACCCAAACACAAAACGGTGTTCAAGTGCTTTTTCAAAAAAAGGCAGGTTAGTGAGAAATGTGATGTGTAGTTTTATCTAGCAAAGATACTATGTATCGTAAAGTTTTATAGCAAAAATGCAGTTTGGGTTTGAAAGGCACTATGATATTTACAAGCACAAAATATATACATAGTACTTTTGCTAGATTCAGAGAAAACTATATGTCAGTAAGACTTCACTATGCTACGAAGACAACATGAAGACAACTGTGAGAATTGACACTCCCCATGCCTAAAGGCAGGGGATTCTTGGTTCGCCGATTACTGCGTAGCTTCTGAAAGAAGCGATGTCTTACACAATCTCCCCAAGCGTAGATTCCCGTGTGTCCCACGGTATTTATAAGCGTGTACTGCATAACAGCTGTCATTGTTACGAGTACACTAGGTATCAAAAAGACTTTATCTTTTTGTACACATACATAATACCACACTTGACACGAACAAAACGAACGACTTTAGTTTTTTTCTAAAAATCTTTGCAATTCAATTCTAATACTGTCCGCTGTTGCTCTTCTATCAATTTTTCTTGCTACATCTCTCCACGACAATCCGTCAACAAATCTCAATCTTACTATTCGCTGTGTTCGTAGCGGTAGCGTAGGAATCCATTCTTCAACGAGCAATTTGATTTCTTCCGCTTGTGCTCTTTGCTTTTGCAGCACTTTTCTTTTTCGTTCGAGTGCATTACTCTTCTTTTCTACAACACCTTCAATCGAGAAGCTCTGTCTTTGGTAAGGAAAATCATGATTACTCCCAGACACTTTGTCTTTTTCTATCCTGCACTTTTCTTTTTCTAGTTTTTTCACTTCTTGCTCAATCTCTTTAAGAATTGAGCAAGCGTCAATGTACTGATCAAGAATTTCTTTGTCAACAAAATCATTTTTCATAAATTCGGCCTCGCTTAAGAAACTCTGTCAAAGATAATCCAAAAACTTCTGCATCAGACTCTAAAAGTCTAAGGCCAACATCAAGTTCAGATGGTTTTCTGTAAAGATAATTTAGTGCTCTATTTGCTTGTAAAGCATCTGGCATCGAAGATAAGATGCTCAAATATGCTTTTTTCAAGCTGTATTTATAAATTTCTTTGCTTTGTGATTTTTCTTCAAGGAAATCAACAACATCAATGTTGAAAGCATCACAAATCTTTACTATCGCACTAAAATGTGGTTTCGTTCTTTCGATTTCTGTGAATCGAAGACTTGACTTTGTAAGCCCTGCCATATCTGCAAATAGCCCCATACTTAACCTCTTTTCTTCTCTATTTTTTTTTACTAACGCCCCAAACCCAAAACTCATTAGTCTTCCTCGCTTTCCACCAATTCTGCATATCTCGCTGTATAAGATTTAATCTGTGCGTTTTGATTTCTGATTGGCTCAAGTATCATGATGTACTTCAGCTTTTTTCTTACTCGACACGGCACAATATCGTAACCGCTCTTTTTTCTTTCATTCGTACCAAATCTTTTGTAGTTAACCATATCTCCAATCTTGATATGGTCTTTTAGCTTGCTCAAACTTGGCATATTCCTCTCCTTCCTTTTTTACACTTCAAAACGCTTTTAAACTGTTTTTATTCCTTTGCACTATAAAAATACACTAGAGATACAAAACTTAATTTTAACCGCATTGTCGTGCGTTAAAACAACCCTTAATTCTATTCACCATCTTTGCTTACGCCAAATTTCCTTGCGACTTTTTGCAATGCCTCAGCATCAATATCGTTTTTTCGCTCTGTGAAGTTGCTACTTGCTGTTTTTTTCGTCTGCTGCATTACAGATTGTGTCACCCTAGGCTTGTAATTGCCCTCTAACACTTTAGCGAAGTTGCTTGGCTTAATAAGCCAGTCGAAAGTAATTACCCATCCCCTTTCATTTTGACCAAGTAAAAATGGGGACTCATTGATGTTCTTAATTGCTTCTAAGAAAACATCAAGACCATGTTCAGCTATGCGAGCTTTCACTAGTGTCAAACGATTGTTACTGATGCTCTTTACAGATGACACTCCAAGAGCATTCCACGAGTGCATAATGCGTGAAGCGTCAGCTTCACAAAGAACGAATTTATTCGTTCGTTTCTCCCTTTCCCCCTCTCGTGCTCTTCCTCTATCTCTTTCTCTTAGTACTCTATACTCTATACTCTTATTCTCTATACTCTGTGTGGACATTTTCTCGTCATTGTCCACACCATTGTCCACACTATTGTCCACACCTCGCAACCTTTGACGACGCTTTTGGATTGTATAATCCAAGTCGGAACCCACCATTTTATCGTAGTTTGCAATCTTAAACCCTTGTCCATCTTCTTCACAAATGAGTCCAATTTTTTTGAAAAGCTCGATGGCAACAGCAATTGTATCGTAGTCAAAGAACTTGCAAGTTCTCTGGATTTTATTGATATCGTAAGAGACCGTTATCTCCCCTATTTGCTGTACCAACCTTCCATTAGTATTGATTGTCTGCATACATAGCATAAAATACAGCATGACATAGTCAGAGCCATTCGGCTGCGACATCAAAAAATCGAAGATGTCGCTATCCATAAACTCTTTTCTAAGCTTCATCCAGTAGTAGCGCTTACCTGTTGCCATACCTCTTCTCCTTTTCTCGCTCTTTTCTCAAATCCATTGCCAATACCGTTATGCACTGATCAGCTTCCTCTTCTGTATCGAACTTGGCATAAGTCTTATTGCCATTGAAAACAACGCCCCATCTGCCAGTTATCAACTGCATAGTGTTAATTTCTCTACAATCACTTAATCTCATCCTTTATCCTTCTTCTTTTGCCTCGGTAGAAGTCCCAAACTATCGAGGACTATTCTATGTAATCCACTAATTGGGAGAATTACCAAGAATTTCAATGATGCGTTTTCCAGTCTGTGCCTTCGTACAGAACTGCCATTCGACACCATATCTACTGGCGAAGGTCTTCATCGCCTTTGCTAAGATTTCACCAGTAATGGCTTTTGTTTTGATTGTGTGCCAAGTACCAGTGTCCGTGCGGACTCTTTTAAAGCCTCTAGGATTTTTCCATCGTGCGACATCCTCAAGCGAAGCAATGCCACCCCCATGTTCAATCAAGAAGATTATCTTGATACCTGCCTCTGACGCTCTTAGTGCTTCATTTCGCAATCTTTCGTGTTGTTGGCATAAATTATTGCATACTTCACTTAAACCTTGTTTACGGTCAACCACGAGTCTAGGGTTGTCATAGGACATATAATCGCCAACATAAAGTTTAGAAATAAAGCGCTGCACACCTTGCTTATCAAACTCATTGATAATCTTTTTGATGGCTCTAGCCTTTTCTCTACTGTCAATTTGGATCTGCATAAATCTCCTTCTTAGTTAAACGGCAAGTCATCATCGCTTAACTCATCTTGAATTTTTGTGAAATCATCAATACTAGATTGAGCACGCATATATGACGCTGGCGTTGCTGTGGTACTGTCTGGCTTCTTTTCTACAAATTCACAGCTTTCAACAACTACATCAGTTGTGTAGACCTTATCGCCTTTTTGGTTTGTGTATGACCCTGTCTGAATTCGTCCGTTTAGCCCAATTCGCTGACCTTTAGCGAAGTATTTTGAAATAAATTCCGCAGTCTTGTTAAACGCAAGGCATTGAATAAAGTCTGCACTTTGTTCTTCATCTCTAGTAATCTTTCTTTCTACTGCCAAAGTGAAATGCACAACTGCAATTCCACTGTTACTTGCATATCTGACTTCTGGATCTTTTGTAAATCTCCCAACTAATTGTACTGAATTCATATATAACCTCCTTACAATTCTAAATAATGTACTGGTGCTGTGAGTTTTCTTGTGCGTTTACAGTAATCGCATTTTTCACACCTTGTCGGCTTAATTCTGCCCTCTTTGACATCAAGAATGTGGTGCACATTTTCTTTAACTTCTCGCAATCGCTCATCAAGCAAATCATCATCTAGATAAATTATTTTGATATCTGGTTCTTTCTCTTTGCTCAATGCTGCAATGTAAAATGGCAACTTTTCACCAGTGTTTTGCCTTACAATTTCTTGATATATAGCACCTTGAATGTCATAACCCCACGCCCTTACAAACTCCACTTGCCCAAAGCCGTTAACATAAGTGTGCTCTGATAGTGATTTCATCACTTTCAAATCTGCTATTAGAATGCCAGGCAAATAGGAGTCCATCTTTATTTTCCACTGTGCTTCTGCGATTTCTCCAGTCATAATTACTTGCTTCTGCCCACTTAAAAACTTCATAAAATAGGCATCCGCCTCCGCACGCTGGATAATCCTTTCAGCCTGTTTGTAGTCTGATTTCAGACTCCCTTTTGCTGTGAAAATTTCTTGATTTTGACTCTTGAAAGTATCCAGCGTACCTTCGAAATATGCATCGACATAGCTGCCAACTAGCAATGGCGTGCTCTTTTCTTCTATCCAGTTTTCCATTAACTGTGACATCGCTTTTGCTTCGCAACCACTATGTGCAAGTGATCCGCAAAAACTTTTGTATTGCGAGACAGACAGATATTCTCTGTCCGCCTCGCTGGAATAATAATTCTCAGCTGTCAATATCATTTTTCACCTTCTTTTTTTTCAAATGGATCTACAACTTTTGATTTTGCTTGAGTACTATCCTCCACTTCTCCTTCAACGGCACATCCCATAAGTGAACTTGGAATGTAAACTCTAGCAAAAAACGCTGCTGCTCGATAAGCGAGCATCTGATCTGTCATCGTCACCCACTTCTTGTTGCTACTCCAGCCTTCAGCTTTTGCCATTTGTACTGTGATCTCTGTTCCTACGACCTCTTCGCCATCGCTTACCCTGATTGCTTTTATAAAGCATCCTCGGTTATCAGAGCCTTTTTCACCAGTGTACACTGGCAACACATTTTTGAAGTGCCCACTTGCTTGAATCATTGACATACAAGCTTGTCCACTCCACGACGGTTTACCTTTAACAACATACAAATTCTGCATCACGAACATTGGACTTACCCCCATGCGATTAGCCATATCAACAGCTATTGTGCAGTCCATCGGCTTGCCTTGGTACGCCTGTGGAACTAATTGCGACTGAGCAAATAGGTTTCCAATTTTATACAGATTTTTAAAAGACTCTGGGTCTGAAAAAACCTCTTTCGGCAAGTTCCTCTGCTCTTGTACTACTACCTCATCCATTTCGTTTACTCCTCCCAAAACTCATCTGTACTTTTTCTGCAAGCATCTACACAATTTTCGCACCATTTCTCATCAAAGATTTCCCAATAATCTTCTCCGTCTAGTGGTAACCCACATCTATCACAACAGGGCAATTTTGCACGCTTTCTTTCATATTCTGCCTGGCGGCGTTCTTCGGCTTTCCAAGGCTCCTCAAAAATCTCCATTTCTTCCTCCTTTGCATCTAAAAGAGCATCTATGATATACCACGCTGGAATAACCGGTGTTTCACTTAGCGTCAATGCTTCGTCTCTCACAAAATTCAGCCATTCTAAAGCATAAATCCATTTCTGATTCTTTTGTAAGGTAACCGGTGTATATACAAAGATTTCTAGTGCGATATCTACAAGTGACATACACTCCACATTTTTGATCACTTTTACCGCTCCACTTTCAAGCTCAATTCTCAGCTCGCTTCCAACCCAGCTGACGCTTTTTAAAGTGTGTGTTTCAAAGCTTTCAAAAACATCTTTTACCGCTTCCAAAAATCTGATTTTTCTAGCTGAAAGATTTAATGCATGACTAACTGCCAATTTTTTTCCCATTTTTTATCTCCTTTTCACTCTTTTCTACTTATGCATCTTTTACAATTTTTACAATTTTACAGGTGTAGCCCTAAGGCCACACCCATTGCAAAGACAAAGATGAAAAACAGGGTGTTTTTCACAAGAGTCACCCTGTCCTCCAGAGCCTCTAACTCTTCTTCCGCATCCTCAAGCTCCTCAAGTCTGCTCTTTTCAATTTCTTCATACTCCACTGATTCATCATTCCTCATTCGTGCTTTCTCCTTTGTTGTGTACTTTGATAACTACATCCGTTACTCATTCACCTCAGCTTCTTTGTCAAGTCTTTGAATAGCCTCGCTCGCCTCTTTTCTAATCGCCTCTAACCTTAATCTTGTTGTATCTAAGTCTTTGTTTCCATCACTTATCATTGTGTTAATGGCGTCAAGCATGATCACCAGTGAAATCGACAATAAACAATAATTTACATCACTCATCTAGTTACCCTCTCTAGCCCTCTCCATTTATCCTACCTCTCTTACTATCTTCCACCCTACTCCATTTGCAGGCCTTCTCCTCTGACTTGCAAACTCGGCTGTTTGCATTTTTATCCTCTTTGCTATCCACTTATCAAAGCCGACTGTGTCAAAAATAATCTTTGAGTTTGGCTTTGATGGGTCTATCTTAGTGGCGAAATTCTGCTTCGGATCTCTGTAGGCCTCCATCAGTAGTGGTACCGGAAATCCAAGCTTTTTAAGTTCTGACATTTTCATTATTTGTTTCGGAAATTCCATACTAACCTCCTATTTACTTTCCCTCTAATCTCTCCTAAACTATCTTTACAAGCTATTGCAGTAGCTGAGTAATTAGAAAGGAGGGATATGAGTATGAAAATCAATCCTGATTGCGTAAGAGATATCCTTATCCATATTGAAAGTTTTGAGTATGGTTCAGCACATACTATCGATCAGATGTGCACTGAGCTATCCAACTACTCATATGAGGAGCTCGACTACCACTGCTTAAACTTATACGAAGCAGGTCTTATAAGAGCCTCTACAATCAATATACGTGGTGCATATCTTCCGCGAGTTTCAAGAGTATATGATTTAACTTATGAAGGTCACCAATTTTTAAGTGAGATTCGCTCTGATGACATTTGGAATAAAACCAAAGAAACTGCTAAAAGCATCGGCTCCTTCTCTATCAATACTCTCTCAACAATTGCCACAGATGTTATTTCATCTCTTGTTCACAAGGGTCTTGGCCTACAGTAACATATACCGTTATATTCAGCTCCGCTTCAGCCATGGCGGGGCTTTTTAATGTAAATTCCTTGATATTCTTAATTTCCACTCCATCAAGATATATCCTATTATCCTTAAGTGTGAGTTTTTGTAATTCCATTCTTCCTCCTAGCCTACCTTTTCAATCAACGGCAGTATCCCCTTTGATTTAAGGAAGTCATACAAGAATAATCGTCCTTTTTGTGTCCAGTACATATGCGTCCTTGCTCCTTGCGTGCCATCTGGCTTATTGTAGTTTTGCGTCTTTGTCTGTGTGTAGCCTTCGCTTTGATACTTTGCATACAAAAACCACACGCCAGACTGGGTATACTGCACACCCAGTTCATGCAGCTTCTTATTCATGCCTTTCGCACTCATACCATAATCTTTCGCAATCTCCGTCATAGATAGCAAGTCTCTACACTGCAAGATAAGATCGTAGTATGTCGCTTTTGGCTGAAGCTCTGCAATCTGCTGTGTCTTAATGCTATTATCTAGCTGTAATGCCTCAAGCTTTTCCTCTTGCTCAAGTGCTAGTTGCAATGCTTCTTTTAGTGTCCTTGGTGCTTGCACACCGTAGGCCCCTGTCCTTCTGATACTTGGCAAGACTTCTGAGGTTACCCAATTTGCGAATCGCTCTGCTTCAGCTTTACGACTCTGAAAGATAAGCTTGTAGAGATTTGGCTCGCTGATGAAGTTTAGTGTTTGAGTTCTTCCTAGTGAGTCGATGCCCTCACTAGTAGTTACCCCATCTTCTCTTAGCCTTGTCTTTGCCTTGCTCGGATTGCTTATGTCTAAGACTCTACAAGCATCAGCCAAACAAAACATTGGCTCCCCATTTCTTAATATCGTCCTTACATCACCAAATTCAGCATTACTAAAAATTTGTAATTCTTCCATTCTTCCTCCTTGTCGCATATTATGTTCTCAAAAGAGAATCTTGCAAATAATGTTCTTTTTCGAGAACGATTTATGCAAAAAAAATATTTAAGTTATCTACACCTAAAGCTGTTGCAATTTCAGCTAAATCATCTGCCCCCATTGGCACTCTCCCACTTTCTCGTTTCAAGTACCAAATACGAGATTTACCTAACTCTTTAGCGAGAACTTCTTGTGTTTTTCCTTTTGCGATACGCTCCGCCTTTAATCTATTTAAATTCAATTGCATTTCTATATATTCCTATCCTTCCTCCCCGTCATACCGATAGGACAGTATCTTGTAGTTATCTTAGAAACAGCCAAAACAAGCCAATTATAATGATTACTAATCTGAAAGTATAAAAGGCCAATTTTACAGATTTCCATAACAATGTCTTCATAGTGCTTGTCACAAGCACGGAAAAGTGATATAGTACCCCTTAAGGGGCGGGGCTTTCGCCCCTATGTCATTATTTGATACTGTGTAGTATCATCATAATTATGGACACGAGAGTTCCGATCTCTAGTGCCAACCCGATGAGCTTTCTAACTAACTTAGTGAGCTCATCTATTTTTTTATACCACTTTTCCATGTCTTCTTCTCCTTTCTCTTCTCTTTGTGCTTTTCTCAAACACAAGCGTAGTATATCAACATTGTTCTCGTTTGTCAACTGTAAATTATTGTTTTATTTACTTCTTGTTTTTTTTTGAGAACGGTGTTATATTATAAATATGTAAGGGAGGATGTTAGGATGAGAACGAATGATGAGATAATAAAAATGATAAAAAATCTCTGTATCGAAAAAGATATATCTCTTAGTGAATTGGCACGCAGAGTAGGTATGGCTAAGTCTGCTATTTCTCGATACTTTAATGGCACAAGACAATTTCCATTGAATAGAATTGATGATTTTGCAAAAGCCTTAAATATTACGCCTGAGTATCTACTTGATGTTATACCAATAATGAACAATTCCACAACTATTAATCAGACTAACACTTCCGACACCGATCCTGAAGCCGTAGAGCTAGTACGGTTTTTATCAGATAATACGGAATATAAAGAACTGATAACATCCCTTAAAGATGTGAGTAAAGACGATTTAAATGCAGTTAAAGTAATCGTGGACAGATTGAAAGACAAAAAAGATTAAATTAATGCAAATTTTATGATAGGAGGTTTTATCATTATGGGTTTTTTCGATAATTTCAAGGGGGCTCAATACAAAGCTGAGCTTGAACGACTGGAACAGGAGTATATTCAACTCAAAAATTCAATTACGCCTGAGATGCAAGATATCCTAGACCACAAGAGTGAGATTGCAAGATTACAAAATGATATTGGCAGTTTAAATGCTCAGATTTCTAGCATGAATGAGGATATAGATAAATTAAATGGTGAAATAGAGCAAAAAAGCAAACACATTATATGGCTCGATGAGGAGACTGTTGCACAAGAATGTGGACTCTACCAACCTACTTTTGAGTTTGCATCTTCTCTTGATTATAAAGATGCTTTATCTAAGCTCAGAGCGGAGCAAAAAGAATTAATTAAGCTGGGGAAAGCAGTATTAGGAAATAATGAATGGACTGTAAATGGTAGTACAGCACAAGGGAAAAAGATGGTGAATGACACTCAAAAGTTACTTTTAAGAGCCTTTAACAGTGAATGCGACGACTTAATTGCAAAAGTCAAATACACAAATTATGATGCGACATCAAGTAGAATTTATAAATCAGCAGACACTATTTCTAAGCTTGGCAAAATTATGTCTATTTCCATTACGCAAACCTATCTTGATGCCAAGATAAAAGAGCTAAGGCTTGCTTATGAATACCAGATTAAAAAACAGGAAGAAAAAGAAGCACAAAAAGAAGCAAAGGCCGAACAAAAAGAACAAGCAAGAGTTGCCAGAGAACTTGAAGAACAAAAGAAGAAGATTGAAAAAGAGCAAACCCACTATAATACGGCATATGAAAAAGTTCTTGAACAGTTGAAAAAAACGCCAGATAATCCTGATTTGATTGAAAAGCAAAAAGAGCTAGCCAGCCAACTAGACGATATTGAAAAAGCACTAAATGATGTTGATTATCGTCAAGCTAATATGCGTGCAGGATATGTATATGTGATTTCTAATATTGGAGCTTTTGGAAATGATGTATATAAAATAGGAATGACGAGAAGACTTGAGCCTATGGATCGAATCGATGAACTCGGTAGTGCTTCAGTTCCATTCAACTTTGATGTCCACGCAATGATATTTTCTGATGATGCTCCGGCACTTGAAGCGGCCCTTCATAAGGCTTTTGAAGATAAAAAGTTAAATATGATCAATCAAAGGCGTGAATTCTTCAAGGTTACTCTTGATGAAATAAAAGAAGTTATCAAGAAAAATTTTGATAAAACTGTAGAATTTAATGACATTCCAGAAGCTGAACAATTTAGGGCAAGCTTAAAACTACGAAAAGAAACATTATAATTATACTGTGGCTTGACTTTCTTACCTTTGAGGATTATATTAGTCTCAGTAGAGTTGCCCAGTCAATGCGTTGGGGACCAAGGTCGAGTCAATTAGCTTTCTGATTGTCTCGGCCTTTTTTATTTTTAATTGTCAAGGGCTTTGTCATGGAAGACGACGAATATTATACAGTGGTTCTTAACCCTGCCTTGTCTGCAGATACGAATAAAAAGACCAAATTGCATGAGATTAAGCACATTTTACGAAGAGATTTTGACAAGGCCGACTGCGATCAGGTCGAAAATAATGCAAGAGGAGCTTAGAGAGAAGTTTTGATGAAAAAATTAACAACACAAGAAGCAGAACAACTCATTAAGATGCTAAAGAAAACTATTGAGAAAGAGATT